TCGAAAAGATTGTTGCTGTCCACGATCAACGTCTAAACGTACAGGAAGACGCCAAGGAAGCCCTCACAGACGGACAAAAGCTTATCCATGAGAGGATTGATAGGCTAAAGGTAGAAATGAATTTAAAACTAGATTCATTTGATCATAAGTTTGATAGTATTGAAAGATGGAGATGGATCTTCTTGGGTGCAATCACAGGCATCATGTTCCTAGTTACAAACATGGAAGCAATAGCTAAGTTTTTAATAGGTTGACACGTTCAAAAGCCTCTGTATAATCCCTTGTGGAGGTTTTATGAAAAACAATTTCTTAACAGAAGCTAAGTACATTAGTCTTCTCTCTAACACCTTAACTCTCTTCAAGAATAAAGGTAATAATACCTATAACTTTAGATGTCCTATTTGTGGTGATTCAAAAAAGGATAAGCTAAAGACTAGAGGTTATATTATCCATAAAGAGGGTACTCACTTCTTCAAATGTCATAACTGTTCTGCCAGTATGCATTTTGATAGCTTTCTAAAAGAAGTTAATCCTCTTCTTTATGGAGAGTTTAAACTAGAAAGTATTTCAGGTAATCAGCCTGAAGAAGACAAGCAGCGATTCAAAACTGATATAACTAAGTTTGGAAAGAGAAGGAACGATAAGTTTGCTCCTCTTATGGAACTTAAGAAGGTATCACAATTACGTTATGATCATAAGGCAAAAGTCTATGTTGATAAACGTAAGATAGAGAACAAGTTTCACCACAAACTTTATTATGCACCTAAGTTTAAAGAGTGGATAAACAAACATGTTCCAGATAAATTTGCTAATACAACTCATGATGAAGGTAGGTTGGTCATACCTTTTTTCGATGAGAACGGCTATGTCTTTGCAGTACAAGGAAGATCTCTTAAACCGGACTCAAAGATACGGTATATTACGGTAAAATTCAAAGATCATGATAAAATCTTTGGTTTAGAGAGACTGAACATCAATAGGACTTTTTATATCTGTGAAGGACCAATTGACTCACTCTTTATTCCTAACTGTATAGCAATGGCTGGCTCGGACACTTCCTCTAAATATTCCACCAACTCAAATGCTGTCTTTATCTACGATAATGAACCTCGGAGTCCGGAGATTGTTAGTAAGATAGAGAAGTGTATTTCTGAGGACAAAAAGATTGTCATTTGGCCTGATTATATCGAGGAAAAAGATATGAACGATATGATCCTTGCCGGAATTGACAGCAATGACCTGAAGTTTATAATCAAAAGCCAAACCTTCTCGGGGTTAAAGGCTAAACTGGAGTTTACAAAGTGGAAGAAAATCTAAAGAAGCATGTGGGTATGGTAGTAGAAGAAGGCGGTCAAATTTTGATTGCATTTAGACCTGAGACAATCAAATTTATAGCTGATACGCTTCAGATCACCGAAGGTGATGTTGTTTTGATTGAGGATGGTGAGACAATGGAAACAAATGACCCCACAATCTATATCAACAAATTAAAGTAAAAATAGGAGCTTCTTAGATGAGCAATCACCTGCCTACTCTGTATCAGCAGTATATCCACCTGTCCCGTTATTCCAGATGGCTTTATGATGAGAACCGTCGAGAAACTTGGGAAGAAACTGTAGCTCGATATTTTGATTTCTTTGAACAGCATCTTAAAGAAAACAACGGATATACTTTACAAAAAGATCTTCGTGATGAGCTTGAACAAGCTGTTTTGAGTCTGGATGTGATGCCTTCGATGAGAGCTATGATGACTGCAGGTGAGGCTCTTAGAAAAGATAACATTGCAGGTTATAACTGCGCTTTCTTGTCTATCGATAAAGCTGTTTCTTTTGATGAAGCTATGTACATTCTGATGAATGGTACGGGTGTAGGTTTCTCTGTAGAAGAAGACTTTACAAATAAGCTTGGTGTGGTGGCAGATGAGTTTAATGATACAGATACAACCATTGTTGTTGCTGACTCCAAGTTAGGTTGGGCAAAAGCTCTTAAAGAACTTGTTGGTATGTTGTATGTCGGCCAGATTCCAAAGTGGGATATGTCGAAAGTAAGACCAGCAGGTGCGCCTCTTAAAACTTTTGGTGGCCGTGCTTCTGGTCCAGAACCTTTAGAGGATTTATTTAACTTCTGTGTTCATATCTTTAGACATGCTGCTGGTAGAAAACTTACTACACTAGAGTGTCACGACATCATGTGTAAGATTGCTGAGATTGTCGTTGTAGGCGGTGTAAGAAGATCTGCACTGATTTCCCTGTCTGATCTTTTTGATGACCGTATGAGGGCTGCTAAGTCCGGTGAATGGTATAAGCACGATCTTCAAAGAGCTTTGGCTAATAACTCTGCTGCTTATAGGGAAAAGCCAGACATCGGTATTTTCATGGACGAATGGAAGTCTCTTTACGATTCTAAGTCTGGTGAACGTGGTATCTTTAGTAGACAGGCTGCTAAGAAGATTGTTGAGAAGAATGGCCGTAGAGATCCGAATTATGACTTCGGAACAAATCCATGTTCGGAGATAATTTTACGATCAAGAGAATTTTGTAATCTTTCTGAAGTTGTTGTACGTCCAGAAGACAACGAAGAGACCTTGGCGAAGAAAGTTCGTTTGGCAACAATCCTTGGCACTTTCCAGTCCACTTTGACGAACTTTAAATACATTTCGAAAGAGTGGAAGAAAAACTGTGAAGAAGAAAGACTTCTCGGTGTTTCTTTGACAGGCATTGTAGATAATCCTATGATGACTCATAAGAACGATAACTTAGGAGAATTGCTTGAAGGTCTTAAAGGGGTTGCTGTACAGGTTAATGAAAAGTATGCGGGTGATATTGGAATCAATCAGTCTGCTGCTATTACTTGCGTTAAACCTTCTGGTACTGTGTCTCAGTTGGTTGATTCTGCATCTGGTATTCATGCCCGTCATAATCCTTATTACGTTCGTACAGTACGTGGTGACAAGAAAGACCCGCTGACAAAGATGATGGTTGAGGCAGGGTTTCCTGTAGAAGATGACGTAACAAAACCAGATTCTACGGCTGTCTTCTCGTTTCCTATCAAGTGTAGTGCTGATTCTGTTTTCAGAACAGATATGACTGCAATTGAACAGTTGGAACTTTGGAAAACGTATCAGGAACATTGGTGTGAGCATAAGCCTTCTGTGACCATTTCTGTTAAAGAACATGAGTGGCTGGAAGTTGGTGCTTGGGTTTATGAAAACTTTGACACCATGTCCGGTGTTTCTTTCCTTCCGTTCTCAGACTTTGTGTATAAGCAAGCTCCTTATCAGGATTGTTCAGAGGAAGAATACCAAGAGCTTTTGAATAAAATGCCAAAAGAGGTTGACTGGAAGAAACTTTCTGAGTATGAAAAAGATGATCATACAGTAGCGTCACAAGAACTTGCTTGTTCTGCTGGTGGTTGTGAAATTTTATAAGGGAAGAAAATGGATCTGAGTCTTAATTCTAATATCTCTAAAGATTTTAGAAAGCTTATTGGTAAAGTTCAGAAATGGAGAAAGAATAAAAATCCTTCTATCTCCATTCCAACAACAGAGAAAAGTAAACCATTTAAAAAGGTGAAGACTAATGAGGTTTGGGGAAAGCCAACTTCATTTGTAATGAAAAAGAATGATAGTTGAGAAATGTTTAATCATTCGCCGTGAAGGGAGTCAGCGTAGCCAAGAGTATGCTAAAGTCTGCGCTGACTCTGTAGAACGGTGTAACATGGAATCCGAGTATCTAAAGGCTGTTGAAAATCTTGGTCCAGAAGATGCTGCTGCATCTGTAGGGATGAAGGTTGATTGGGAAATGTCTGAAATGCTCAGTAATACCGTTACTGAACATAAAGAATGTTTAGAGATGGGTAATGTTTGCTGCACCGCAAGTCATATCAAAGCATTTAGACGTGTTATTGAGATTGGTAAGCCGTGTGCAATTCTTGAGCATGATGCGTATGTTATGAGAAACTTCAGGAACTTTGAGGTTCCTGATAACTATCTAGTATTTCTCGGTCCAAGAATGAGAGATACTAAGACATATGTTCCTAGATCAAGAGTGAGAAGACTCATTCAAATCCAGCAAGCTATCGGGACACATGCCTATGCTATCACACCAGAGACAGCAGAGGGTATGATTAAGCATCTTGAAGATGTTGGATTGGTTTACGGTATTGATCATTACTTGTTTATGAATAATGAGTCTAAAGTTCCAATTGTTGCTGCAGATCCTTATCCGGTCATTTGTTGGTCTAGAAAAAGTACAATGAATGATGTTTCTGAAGAAGTTGATGGTCCTAGAGGTGTTTGGGGTGGTGAGAATGACAAGAATGTTCTTGGAATCACGACACCGGGATTACTAGAAGGGCTTGGTTGTCCAATTTATGTCTAGTGGTGGTTCGGCTTCAAAAAGAAAAGGATCCTCTTTTGAAAGAGAGATAGCAAACGATTTGAGTAGCAGATTGGGGGAGACGTTCATTCGTGTCCCTTATTCTGGTGCATTTATTGGTGGTTCTAATTCTAAGAAGAAAGAGATTCTTCATGAAGGTCAGATTAGAACGTTCAAGGGAGATATTATTCCCGGACCTTCATATTCTAATTGGAATGTAGAATGTAAATCATACAAAGACTTTCCGTTCCACAGACTTTTCCACAACACAAAGATACCACAACTTGATCAGTGGATCGATCAACTCCTTGATGTAGCAGACGAAGGTGATGTTAATCTTCTTTTTATGAAGTTTAATCGTAAGGGAAAATACGTGTTACACAACCTTAAGGACTTTGAGTGCTTTGGTATTACTTACAATGATGTTTGGAATTTTACTTCTTACGATCTTTTTATAGAAGTTCTTTGCATTATACGCAAAGGTAATTCTCTTTTTTGACAATAAAAATACAACCTTTTGGATACTAAGTAATAGGTGTTCAAAAGGAGAATTGTCATGTTCGGACTAATAAAATCAGTAATAAATCAACACCACCGTAAAGATTACATTTTTGATCATTATCTTAGGGTGGAATACAAGAGCGACATTCAGGCTGCTAAGAAAATGGGTCTGACTGACGATCAAGCAATCAGAGAAATTAGGAGAAGAATGGGTGCTTAAAGCTATTGGTAGAAGTTTTAGAAACTTTAAAGAAAGAATGTCTATGTCTGAAGAAGAGTATTATCTCTCAAAAAGCACAGATCCTGTAGATTGTGAACATAGACAAAGAGAAATCATGTACGGCAAGTATAGAAGAGATGGTTTCCTTAAGAACAGGTATTAAAGTATTTTGTGTTTTACTAGCAACCATAGAAGGAGCAAAACCAATGAAGAATTTTAATGCTTGGGCTGAGAGACGTGGAAGAGCAGCAATTGTCAGAGAGTGGGGTTTGATTTCTCCAGATTCTAAGAAATACATCGTTGACATGTGGGAGCAGGATGGTAGTATCTCTAAATCCGAAGCAGACAAGCTCCGTAAAAGATAACCGCCCGTAGCTCAACTGGATAGAGCAACCGCCTTCTAAGCGGTAGGTTGTACGTTCGAGTCGTACCGGGCGGGCCATCTCCTAAAAATTAATAAATACATACTCATGATTTATTTTTTAGGAGTTATCTATGTTAGCTGGATTGATTGTTATCGGAGCCGCTTTTGCTACAACTTTTACTGCATGGCGTTTGTACGACATCTACTTCAACGAAAAGCCTGAAGAAGAAGCGCCATCAATTTCCTATCATCACGATTCTGAAATTTTACAAGATCCTCAAGTAGGCGTTAAGTATCTAGTTGAAGATCCCGAAGGGGTTGATGCTGATGGTACTTTAGAAGCAGTAAATGAATGGATTCAGAACGATGATCCAAATATTATTTCTGGAGAATATCAGATTTTAGTATCGACACTTAGTGATATTGGTGTTGTTGAAATTTCTGGTGATGCTTCTCCATTACTTCTTGACAATTACGAAGATGTTGAAGTACCATATGTTGATGGTGAAGGTAATTTGGAATGGGCTAAGGTCGATTTAGACTTTGCCTAGATTATATTGCCGTTATA